TGCATAATCATTAATCAATGTATCATATAGAATAGTATGTCCCAATCTATCTGGGCCCTTGTTTATATGAAGTTTGATATTCTTATCTCTCTTCATCCAAACTAATACTTGTTCTGCAGTTCCATCAATACTTGCATCATCTGCAATACAAATCTCGTGGTCTGCGGATTGATGTTCCCGAATACTTTCGTACGCTTGTTTCAGGTAGCGTAGGTTATTCCTTGATGGAATAATAAAACTAATCGGCTTCATTTACTTGTTCCTTTACCCACGTTAGTAGGTTTTCTTTTGGTGACCATCCGAGTAACTCATTTGCCAATGTATCTGTACAAAGTGTTTCTCTCATTTCACCTGCTCGTTTTGGTACTTTTACACTTGGATGTCCACCAAATGCTTCTGCTAATTCATTGATAGAATAGTTTACTCCACTACCCAACTCAAAGAAATTACCATTAACTTCTCCATCAACTAACTTCTCTGCTGATTTAACTAACCCATCTACAATATCATAGACATGTGTAAAATCTCTTCGTTGTTCTCCATCCCAAGTTATGGTTATATCTCTACCATCTTCCCATTGTTTCATAAACACACCTACGACAGTACAATATTCCCCATCTACTAATTGTTTAGGCCCATATACATTATAGAACCTACATACTATTGTTGGTACTTCATATATCTGATGGTATAATTTCACCAATTCTTCACCTTGCCATTTACTAAATGAATAAGGATTTGCGTGAACATCACCATGTACTGATGATGAACCTGCATAAACTACTGGTATATTTCCGTGTGTTCTTGAGTATTCTAACACTCGTTGAGTACCCAATGAGTTTGTATCAATCGTTGATGTTGGGTCATCAAATGATGGTTGTATTCTTGCCAATGCAGCTAAATGAAATATACAATCCACTCCATCTATCCCATCAAGTATTTCATCTTCTCTAATATCGCCGTGAATATAGTTACACTGCTCGTGTTCGTTATCTTTAGTACCTGTATAGTAATTATCTATAGCAATTACATCGTGTCCATCTTTTAATAATCTTTTAATTAAATTAGTGCCAATGAACCCAGCACCACCCGTTACTAATATATTCATTTGTTTCTTAACTCCCAGTTTCGTTTCCATACTTCTTCAGTATAGTTTGATTCATATTTCTTTTTAATTGTATCACTACATAAATTATAAAACTTCTCAGATTCTTTTAATTTCTTTGCAATATTCTTTGCTTTCTCTAAATCTCCTACATCGACTGTTGTTAGTGGATGTAATATTTCTTGTGTATCCAAACCCTTATATCCAATACAAGGAATTCCATGAAAACCGCAATTTAATGCGAATGTTCCTGCTGCGTGTGTTCTCATCAAGTGAACACCTATATTATATTGTGATAAACAATCAATCCAATCTCTCCAACTCATATAAGGTAGATAATTTATATCTTCTATAGAATCTTCTTGTTGTTGTTTTCTACCCATCGATGGAGCAGACATTGGATTTCCAATCTCCCTCGCTATAATATAAGAATCGAATCCACCATACCAACTAACCATATTACCACCAATCATAGTGGTATCTCCCCACTCACTTCTTGGTATTAAACCATCAGTAATCATTAGACTTCTCATCACCCTCACATCTTCACAACCCAATCCCCTATAGTAATCTACATCACTATTGTTGTGACAATATATCCAATCTGCATCCATCAATGTGTTAAAATATTTAAATTGTTGTTCAATTGAATAATCTTGAAAAAACCAATGTGGGCCTTCTTGCATTACCGCAACTTTATCACAACACTTTCTTATAAAATCCAAACTAACATTAGGATTATTCTTTGGTATAATAACTATACCCAAATCAAATTTTTCGTCTGGTAGTACATTTAAATTACACATTGGTGCATCTAATGCTATTGCCCATGCACACTCCGTACGCGCATTTGGGAAATCTCGTGGGTATCTTTGATTATTTCCTGTCTCTGAAAAGAATGCTATCTTCATTTTATCTCTGAAATTGTAACAAATTGTAATTCATATTGTGATAATAAGTATTCAATAACTTTTTCAAAATGTAAAAAATTTTCTTCTGACCATACATTATCATTATGAGTCCCATTGATATGTGATTGAAACATAAATGTATTTCCATATAAACTTATGTTCTCTGATTCATGTATCCCATCACACCCCTCAAAGAATTTACAATCCCAAGTTATTCCTTTATTGATTTCACTATGTCCTGCAACCCACTCAAAATAGTTACTGATTGCATCTGCAGATGCTTGATTCACTCCCCAACCTGGTGCTCTAAATCCTTTTGGTTTATATCCACATGATTCCCATAACTTAATTGAATCTTGGATTCTTTGTACTGCAGGTCCATATTCCAATTCAAAAAATTCCATTTCACCAATTCCATCGGTATGACATGCGTGATAATGGCCGTGATTACTCATTTCAATCCAATCATATTGTTTCCAAAAATCTACGAACTGGGTACTAATAGGGAAATGGCCGTGATAGTTACTCGGTATGAATAGATTAAACTTAACACCATATTTCTTATTAAGTTCTTTAAGATATTCTACTTGAACATCTCCCTCTATCCCCCAACCCTTTTCTGGATGTACATCATCTATTGCTACTACTACGTTATTTTTCATAATCTTTGAATACATCTTCCCAAGTATATGTGTATGTTTGTTTGTTTAAATTGAATGCGTTTTGTTGTGACATCTTATCTGCATTTTGAAACCAAAATTGTTTCTTTCTCATAATAGTCATATCATCTGTTTCAAAATCTTGTCCTTTGATATACATCCTCTTGTTAGGTAACTTCCTATTGTGTACTAATAAAACATTCTTTATAATATATTGTGTTAACCCACCTTGAAAGTGTATCAAACAATTGTTCATAAATGCTGTATCCTCGTGTACAAAGAATACACTTTTTGGTATGTTAACTCCACTCTTAATTACATCTGATGATATAACTAACCCACACCCATTAAACTTTAACTTATTGGTTACTTTTATATCTAATTCATCAACCTTATCGTTAATCAAATCCATCTCTTGTTGTTTCATATTGTATCGCAAACTCCACCAATTTGTTAAATCACCCTCTATAAATGGTTTATCTGTGAAATCTGGATGTTCTAATATTGTCCAAGTATCATCCCACATTTTACAAGTACTGAAAAACCCAACATACTTTGGTGTGGTTTCCTTTGCTGCTGTATGTAGGTTATCTAATATCTCAAAGGTTTGATTTGGTATCAATGAATCACTTTCACCCCACATAAGTACATCAACCTCTTCACAATACTTTTCATTGAACTCTCTACGATAATCTGCGATAGTATAAATCTCTTCTATTGTACCACCACCATTGTTATCATGTTCTACTAAGTTTATAGTGTAGTTTTGTGCATCAGCATAGTGATGGTCATAACCAAATACACTCTTTAGTATTTCTCTGAAGTTATCTCGTAGTTCACCAATAGTTATTTTCTTTTCATCAACTTGTTCTAATCCTTGATTCAAATTAAAACAAATATCAATAATCACATTCTCTTTGTTTTCAATCTTAGTTAATGCTTTTTGTACACTAAGTAGATAATCTTTTATTATATCAATTTCATAGAATTGTACTAAACAACCTATCGCAATCTTGTTGGTTAACTTATGCATAATTGTGTTTTACTCTCTCCCACACATTCTTCATCAAAGCATTTCGTTCTTTCTTTTCGAACCCATTAAAATGCCACACCCAACCTACATTCCATAGTAAATCACTCTGTAATATTCCCCTTAGATGTAATTGCTGTAGGTTAAATCTCTCATCTAAGAACTCTATCTCGTGTTCACTATTTCGTATCATATAATTGATAGGTGTTTGGTCTGAACCTTTCTTTACAGTCTCGTGTTGTCTCATTCGTATTTCATCTTCATTTTTGTAATAGAAATCCGTAACACTCTTACACCACTCTTTGTGTTTTTTATTCAATACAATAAAACCACAATTAAAATATGTTAACCAATCAAACTTCACATCAGGCCAGAAATCTTGGTAACCTTGAATACTATTGTGTGTCCACTCTATAAAAAATCTATCTTGTATTGCACCGAACTCACCCTTAGATGCTTCAAAGAAATCTGGACAATCCCAATGTACCATCGTATCAATATCAACTAATGCCACATTATCATATTCTATACCATTTGCATCTAATACTTCCATTGCATGCCATCTCTGCCAAGTAGGTTTCATACCTGGAACTTTATGTGTTCCATCACCCTTTGGTCGTAACTCATCTTCTAATATAAATAACTCTACACCATTCTTATCACACCAATATTGCCACGATTTATAACACCATTCAGCATAATCTAATCTGTCTGGTGCATCTATCATTGCAGTCATAAATACTACATTCTTACTCTTCATTAAAAACCTCTATACATAATATGTTTTTATCATTAACCATTATCCAAGTACCATCCATCTGTTTAAACTTAGTGAACTGCCCTTGTAACAATGATTTTGATAAGACATGATTAAATGTTCTTTTCTCACCACCAACAAAATGTATGATTTGTGTTACCACTTCACCTACTGCATTTACTGATGACCTTAAATCTGTATATTCTTTACTACTATCCATTTTTCCTTAACCCTACTATCGTTTGTCCACCCTCTCCTACTTGTGTATCTTTTATACTAACAACTTCAGTATAATAATCAAACACTTTATGATATTCTGGTCTTGGCCAGAAATCGTGTATGAAAACGATGGAATCTTCATCTATATAATTTAATACTTTGTATGCACAATCTGTTCTTGCTCTACCATCTATGAATACTATATCAAAATGGTCAACCCCCAAGTTATCTACATAATCTATGTACTCACCCCAAACATATTTATCTCTTGGATATACACAATCATCTAACTTTGGTATATTATGATTATCTAAATGTTCTGAAGCATATAGTATATTATCATCATACTTGTTCCAAAATTCTTCTCTATTGGTTGGTACACCCTTTGGTATATCACATAAGTGTATTTCTGCGTTATTAAGTTTATCATCATATAATTCCTGTTGTACATTCCAATACCAATCTAAGTTATGTTCTATACTATAAAACTTCTTTACATACTTTGGGAATATTGTAGTACTACCACCACAACCCCACTCTAACATTACCGAATCATCTTTGCAATAACTCTGTACTAATTCTATTTCTCGTGGATGTATATTAGGTGTTAACATAATCTTGAAAATGTATGTCTATCATTTTGGTTACCATAAACTAATTCGTAATCGCGTTCGATTGTTTTAAAACTCATACCATTTCGTGATTCAGCAATTCTATCCCTTGAATCAGAACCACCCTCAAATAGTATATGTTTACCTTTCTTAATCATATCTTGTATAAACTCATTATCTAATATTTTTTTGATTCTTTGACCTTCGTTATGAACATCTATGTAGAGTAAATCAAATTCTATTGGATTATCAAAGTATGTATCATAACTTTCATTGTAGTAATATATATCATCTACGATGCCCCAAGTACCAAAGTTTTTTGATGCACCTTGATATTTTTCTTCATCTAATTCTCGTGAATGTAATTCACCACCATAAGTTTCTTGTGCTTTTCTCATATAGATTGTTGTAGAACCCCAACCACTGCCAAACTCTATAATAGTTTTAGGTTTATGTTCTATAACATAATCATACATCTTTTCCAAATAACCTTTAGGATAAGGTGTTGGAAGATTTACATTTGGGTACATTACCAGCCTTTTTTAATAGTCTGAACGATATACTCTCGTTCTTTTTTAGTAACCCACCACCCAACTGGTATTGCAATTAATCTTGGTGCAATCCTATCAAGTGTAGGTAGGTTTCTCTGAAATTCCTTTACACAACTATGAATATCATTTCTCTCGTGAACTTGTGATACCATAATATCGTGTTTCTTCATATGTTCCATAAAATCATCTTTTCTATCAACTAATAAACTATAAATCCAAAACGATGATTTGTGATTAGGTTTTCTTTCTAATAATTGTACATCTGTTACATCACTCAACTCTTCATCATAGTATTGTGCGTTATCTTGGTGTTTACCAACTATCTCATCTAAATGTTTAAAGTTCTCAATACCAAGTGTTGCAGCAATATCATTCATATGAAATTTGAATCCCCACTCTTTGATATCCTCTTCACATCTGAAATCTTTCTTATTAGATTCTCTATCTATACCATACCATCTTAACAACTTAGACCTATCATATGATTCTCTATCTGGTGTGATTAATATCCCACCATCACCCGTTGTGATATGTTTAATTGCCTGGAAACTGAAAGTACTCCAATTACCATATGAACCTACTGGTTTGTTATTATATGTAGAACCCATCGCGTGAGCACAATCTTCTATAATTGCTGGTTTAAAACCAAATCTTTTTTCTGTGTTCCTTGCAATCATATCTAATCTATCTAAATCGACTGGATAACCACCCCAATGTACAACAAATATAACTTTTGTTTTCTTTGTTATCTTTCTCTCTAAATCCACTAAATCCATATTCAATGTGTTCTCATCTACATCAACCCATTTTATTTTTAGGTTGTTTGCAAGTATTGGCCAATTGGTTGCAGTACAAGTTAGTGGTGTAGTTAATACTTCATCACCATCTTTTAAACCAGGCCATACTTCTCTTGATGCACACCCATCAAATACTTCTTGTATTGGATTCTTCAATTGATGTAGTGCCAAATGTTCTGCAGATGTTGCAGCATTTACAGTCGATATATAATCAACTCCAAAGTATTCTTTTAGATTACTTTCAAATTCTTCTACCTTTGGCCCTTGTCCTATAAACCCACTCTCCAATACCTTTCGTACTGATTTGTGAGCATTCTTGTCCATAAATACTTTAAATAGTGGTATCATCTAAGTATCTCCTCGCTTCCTTGTTCCATAAATCTATGGTTTCTTGTGGTCTTGTTTCTCCTCTACCATAATGGAAGAAGAATGGTTTTTGATTGATTGAACATTGTTCTCCGTGTGGTAAATTTAAAATGTGTTTTGATTTATCACCAACATATTGTCCTTGCATTGTAAATGATGTATTCTCTAATATAATACAACTCTCTCTATTCTCTGCTGCTACCTTAGTTATGTTACCACAACTATCAATGTGAGTTGCATCAGGATACAAATCATACTTCTCAAAATTCTCTCGTTTAAATATCATAAACATTTCTCTACATATACTTCTATCAAACCTATTACTCACCAAGAAAACATTTTCTATTAGTGGTAATATATCCTCTGTCCAAGTATCAAGGAATAATATATCTGAATCTAAAAAACAAACTATTGGATTGGAAGTATTTTTCATACCCATTGTTAATCCTGCAGAATGATTTATACTACCATCACCAGGTTTCTTCCAAACACCATTTTGTGGGCCTTTTAATATCTGATAGTTATCCTTATCCTTATAAAGTTCTTTGTATCGTTTTACATCATCACCATTATCAACTATAGTTACATCAAATGGATGGTCTACGAACTTCTCCACACTTTCAAGTGCGAGTTTTACATACTCGGTATTCTTGAAACTTACTATTATAAAATCTATTTTATTTAATGTGTTGACCACTATCATCCCTTGAATTTGAATTGTAAGTATGTCCTTCTAACCCAAAATTAATAAATGGATTAAGTGATACTACATCACAATCATACACTAATTTTAATCTTTTCTTTACCGCAATTGTTTGTGGTTCAATACTACCAACCCATTTAGAAGCACTCGTGTAGTTATCTGCACTATGCCAATCTGATTCGGTATATGTTGGGTCATATAACTCCCCATCAATACTACCACAATCATGTCCAACTAAAATAATATTCTGAGCACCCATATATGCTGCGAGATTTAATGCACTCGTAACAGTCGAGCGAGATACAACTAATTTATCTGTACCTATTACTGATAACACCTCGTCGCCCATCTCCGCACTTTTGTTATCTAAGTGTTCGAAATACCAACCACTTTTCTCTGGTGCAAGATTTGGTTTATTCTTACCATCTGATAAATGAGCAGTATGATATTCTGAAAAAATCAATTTAATATCAGTTTTTTTAATCTCTTCTACCATTCTGGTAAATCGTGGTCGTTCTCGTAAATCCTTTGCTATCACATAGTTACAAGGAAACTTCTTGAAAACATTATTAACCCCAATTACAATCTTATCAGTAAAGAATCTTGCTGGAAAATAATCCGAACTTGGACCAGCACAAATCACATAAATATCTTTACCTTTATGTGTATCCTTAAATTCCTTTATACTTCTATAATCCATAAACCCTCTTATAAACAAACTCTGCTGTCATAAAATCAAACTCTGTATCTATATCAATACTTTCTATTTCATCTGTGATATGAAATGTAGGTTCAACTACAACATTCTTATGTTTGTATAAATCTTCTTTGGATAAAATACAACAACCATAATTTACCGAATAGATATCAGGTAAATCTTGCGAGTTTGGTGATTCACTTGGGTTATAATTCAATGGTCTACCATCTAACCACATATGATGTTTTTGTGGTGTGACAGTAACAATATTTTTTAAATCATTTTCCTTATACTTAGTAACTATCTCTGTAATAGTTTCACTACTTAGTAATGGTGATGTACAAGGTGCATACATAATATCACCCTCATCAACTATCGTGGATAGGTTTTGCATAAAATCACTATTGTTAACAATGTTACTTGCAAAGTGTTCATCTCTTTTGTGTGTACTAACATTGTGTTTTTCTGCAATAAATAACATTTCATCAGAATCACTCGATACAATTATCTCATCGATACCTTGTACTTTCTTTAGTGTTTCTATTTTTATGTCTAATAGAGTAGAGTTAGCAAAAGGTTTTAGATTTTTATTCTTTACCCTTTGTGAACCTGCTCTTACTGGTATGATTGCTGTTAATTTCATAATAACCCTTTAATATAAATATTAATAAATTTTGTAAAGAGAACATTTTTTTGTCTCTGTTTCTGGTGTTCTCCAATATGTCCACGCGTTTCCGTTTTTATATATATTGTAAATATCTGTGTACATCTCAACATTTAATTCACACTCGAACAACTTATGTTTGTAGAAATCCATTTCTATTCGTCTTGGTATTTCGTGGTGTGATGGCCAATGCGTTTCATATTGTAATAAATCTGTAATCAATAATGGTTTATCAACCCTCGTGTACATTAACTCAAATAACATTTTGTGGTCTATCATCCCATACTCACCCATTGGATTATGTGTAAATACAAAATCACATTCCTTTGAGTTTACACAATCCACAATAGTGTTTTGCATATCCTCTAATGTAGTTCCACGAGTTTCTAATTTATAAAATTCTGATGGATAATCAAAACAAGTTAATGGAATTTCATACTTATCACATACTTCTTGTAATAGAAGTTTCCTATGAGCATATTCTTGTCTTACTGGATTATTAAAATCCGTACTACACATTATGATTTCTTTTTCATAATCATCATCTTGGAATATTGGCCAACCAAATATTATCTCATCATCGGGATGTGCCAACACCATTACTACCTTTGTTTTAGCCATCTTGATTCTCCAAATAATAATCTGCAACTTTTTTATGTCCAGTATGTAGTATGATTACATCATCAATACCCACACTCATATCACAAACACACCATTGAAATGGTAATATGTAAGGATTAACCCCACTCTTCCATATTGCTCTCCACATTGATAAAGGGCCTCTTGCTGGATTTGTTTCCATCTCGTTACAATATTCTTCTAATAATTTTCTACCACTCTCACTTTTGGTATGTAGAGCAATTGGTGACATATTCGTAATCATACCATTACCTCGTGTTACATCTTCATTAATATTATAATTACCATCCATACCACGAATACCATCAAACCTAACCTGTAGTCTTGGATTCTCAGGAATAGTAACTCCAAACTTTTCTGTTAGTGGTAGTAGTGTATTCACTTCACTATTAACTACATACATATCTGAATCCATACATATAGCATAATCCTTATCAGATTCCAACAAACCTTTTACTTTGTAATAATCATTACTTCTATTTCCATATCGCTCTTCACCTTTACTTGAAATGTGATTATCCTTGAAAATATTATCAGTAACATTAATTACTTTATAAGTGATATCAGTTTGTACACTAATCTCTGTATCTGTATATATTGTTAAACTTACATCGTGTTCATCACTTATATTATCTGTGAATGTAGTTAATGTTGGGTCTAATCGTTGTGAACCATCAAAAACATTTCCACCCATATTTTTTCGTTCTTCTCCGAACTCTGCCATTACTAATTCTATGCTAGCCATCGTTTAATATCCTTGTTCTTAACTCGGTTAATATCGCCATGCTAATCTCCTACCATCTTCATTATCTATCTTTACCTTTGGGTAATACTTTGGATGTAAATATCTGAACACTTCTTGGTCATCTGCCAATTTCATATGTTCAGGTGCTTCTGGTGGATGTTGTGTGAATTGTTTATCGTATTTTAATTTCAACGCTTCTTCAAGTAATTCAATTAAGAACTCCGTTTTTCCAATCACAACTCCACTATTCAAATATAATCCTTTTTGGTTATCCATATGTGATAATGCTTCTCTTCCCCACTCTCCGTGAAAACCACCTTTGTTTCCTTTACAAAATGTAGTACTCATAAATAATGCATCACAATCATAACCATAGAATATATCTATAATTTTTTGTGGGTCATCTTGAAAAATAACATCTCCCGCATCACACCACATTGATAATTCTGTTTGTTCATTATTTTTTAAATATTCTAAAATCCATTCTTCTTTCATTAAGTGAGAATACATACCATACTTCTCAATCATCTTCTCGTCCACTATATGGTGGCCACACACGGGTTTCGATACAACTACGGGTGTTCCTATGCCTAAATGTTCTAAATTTCTTTCAAAAATAGTTACCTTTCTACCATCTTCCAATTCGTATAATTGATTGTAACGATGTAGTTTAGATTCCGCAGTTCCTGTCTCATCATCAATATAATTGTGGGCAGTTATAAAAGTTATATTATCAGGTTTGGTATAAGAATCCTTTTGTACATCATTCTCTATCATCCAGTCCATAATCTCTCTTGCGTGTTCACCCGCGTGAACGATTGGTTGTTTTATCTCTGAATGTGGTCTCATAATCTATCCATAATATATTCTGCAAATAGTTCGTGAGCTTTTTCATTAGGATGGTATTCTGGTTTTAATCCAGCATACTCTAATGCAAATTCTCTAAATGTTTCACTTGGGTTAATCAAACTTGGAAACCTACCTGTATCAATATTTTGTATATACAACTTGTTCACTTTATCTAAATCAAACCCATCTATAATCTCTGCTCCAGTCTGATTCCACATTGTATGCTGTCCACCATCTATTTTGAAAAAGAAATAATTGATATTATGTTTTTTTAGGAATGATTCTACAACTGATACTTCCCACATAAAATCTAACATATCCTTTTCTGTGGATTGGAACATACCATAGTAATAATATGGAGCATCGTGTCTGTTACCTACTGAATTAGGTGTTAACCCTTTCCAACCACCATCGTAATACTCCCACCTTGAAACCAAACTCCACCCAACAACAACATCTAAATCTTTTGTATCTTTACCACTATCAACATACTCCATCAAGTAATCCATAGTCTTTCTACAAATTTCTTCATTACCTGCACCACATCTTGCGTGGTTTATAACATTCATATTTCTTGTACTTGATATTATAGATGGAAACCTCTGAACTTCAGGATGTCCTAATTCATCCCCAAGAGTAAAACTACAACCATTTGCGTATAATGTTTTCATTTATATATAAACGGGTCTTTTTTCTTTACATTCTGCAATTTCCTTTTAATCTTACGATTCATTCTAAAATCTTCTATCTTATTTAGTATCCAATACCACAATCTCACAATACTTCCTCTAATATTTCATCCCAATTATTATCATATGTAATACCTCTATCATCTATATAATATTCTGCTCTTGGTTTCTCCCAAGTGATTTCATCTACATATTGTAATACATCGTGTTTATCCAACCACTCTTCTACTAATTCTATCCCAGTCTTTCCATTTACTAATGGTCTATCAGGTCTACCTTTAGCAGTAAAGATTATTATATTCCACTTCGTGTATAATTTTCTTAATGCTTCTAAACTACCTGGTAGTGGTTCTCCATAACAAGTACCATCATACCAACCCTTATCCATATTGTGAATAACACCATCAAAATCAACTGCAATATTCTTTTGTTCGTTCTCAAATCCAGGTGGTACATTCAAATTAGATATTTCAGTATTTACTTCTGATTCTATTCCCAAATCTTCAAATCTTCTTTGGGTTGCTTTATCAGCAATAGTTGGACATTTAAAACCAGCACCATGAATTAATTCATATGTTAATGCAAGTGATAATATTTCTGATGTGTGATAATTTATAACATCAAAACTTATAGGAAGAATCCTAACATCTAAATCTTCTTTTGGTTGAGCACTCCACAAACATCCATTCATACCAATATCAACAGCATAATTCAACGCGTTTACTAATGAGTTTGATGATGCTCCTGTCGTTGAACAACTCATCCCAATTGCCAAACACTTAGAAGTATCCAATCCTCGTGTTCTTATCTCTAACCACTTTGACAACCAAGTTTCAAATGATTCATCTGAAATAATTGATGTTGCAAGGATACCACTACCTGGAGCAATAATATTCTTATCTGTTAATCTTGAACCATCAATTGCTGCGTGGTCAGCTATTCCAAGATTACCACCATGCCCAAACAAAAAGATATGTTCTGCTTTATTATATTTTTCTTGTAATTTTTTCCATTCATCGGTTCTACCTATACTCTTAAACTTTCTATCAAAATTTTCTATATTAACCATCTGTTTCTTCCTCATTTATTTCTTTAAACATATTAACAACATGCTCTAAATAATTTTTCACATCATATACTTTTAAATATTGTTCTCTTGCATAAGTAGTTACTTTATCATTAAGGTTATTAAAATCTTCTACAATACCACCAACTACCTCATTTAAATCTGACCAATCATATTGAACTCCGAAATATGTTTTACCCTCTACATACATATTTGGTGCAGTATCAACTAACCCCATTGTTGGTTTAACCATTATTGTATTCGTTGCCCATATCTCAAAATCTCTAAAACATATCTCACCCATACCAAATGGTGATAAACAAACTTTAGAATTATATAAATAGTTAATATAATCTTGATATGGTAACATATCTTTATTAGATATAAAATCAATACTCAACTCATTCCACGCACCCCTTCTATGTTTAGTATATGGAATATCATTTCTCATTTCGTGTTCATAATTCTCTTTGTGTTCTGCTTGATATATTGCACAAACATCATATGGTTTAACATTTGCTGATGGCATTATTAAATCCTTATCAAATAAATGTCCTTGTAAATATCCAAGATTCCATCCACTCAATGCTATTTTTTTCCACTCATCTTCAGTAATATCGTAACTTAGGTTATTTTCACCTTTACCCCAAAACCATCTACCAAAATCCGCGGGAGTATTATATAATTCTCGTTTTAATAACTGATTCTTTATATAACGCGTTGGGTTAGTATTTCTCATCACCTCAATACCACCCATCAATGATGTAGAATCTGAACCATCAAACATCATAAATCTACCACCTTGTGTTAGTTTCTCTACATTTTCAGTTCCCCATTCAATACTATATTTCAATGGTATCTTTTTATTTATAAAATCATGCATACCAATAAACATTACATCAAAATCATCTGATTCAGTTATTTCTACACCATAATTTCTAAAATGGTCTTTACACGCCATAAATATTCTAAATGTTGGTTCGTTTCTATCAAGAGTCGGATTTATAACTTTTACTTTTATCATAGATGGGTATCCATTATTATTGCACTATAAAGTTGATTTTGGGTTTCTTGTTTATGTATGGTTTTTGGGTGATACAAACTCAATTCCTCTTGTGGTGGTATATGAGCAAAGGTTTTACAGCCCGTAATCATTTCGTGTACTTTTCTTCTCCACCTAATATCTGGTGAATTTCTAAATACTCTTGATTGAAAATCGGGCGAATTAATTATCGGAACTTTATATTTTACTTTGACTTTCATCTATAACCTTTACATCTAATATTAATTTATCACTCTTTTTAAGATTTGTTTCCCAATCTATAAATCTTAGATTACTTATATCACCAATTCTTTCAGGCTCAATACCCCACTCAAATCCCAATCTCACAGGTATTATGTGGTCTAATTGATAAGCTCCACTTACACCACATTTATCACGAGGCTTATCATAATTTTCTAATGTATGAATTGGTTGATTATTCGTAATACTTCTAACTTGTCGTTGATATTTTTTATACTCACTCAATTCACTTAAATATTCTTCGTAACTTATATTTTTTTCTTTTAGTATGGATTGTATTCTAACTGAATCTTCTCCCGTTTTAGTAAAAACGCTATTTTTTCGCAACCAATCTTTTTGATGCTCTGAAACTCCACCATTTCCATTTCTTCTTCGACTATCCCATATTTTATCATTCCACACCAGTTTCCGCCCCTTAAGCGCCTTACCAATCTTTTCTTTATGTTCTTTTGTCAGCGTTTTTAATTTGCCACTACAACTTTTACAATTCAGTTTTTTATTCTCTGAATTATTTCTAGCATATTTACTTTTATATGTAATTGTAACATTACACTTAGGACATTTCCTATTAAATAAATTCGGTATTTCTTTATTCCATCTCATATTAATAAGTATCATTTGATTGTATTTTTCACTAAGTAAAAGATAAAATAACTAAATTTTCTTTTCATCAACAATTAAGTCCATTTTTTTCAAAAGTTTATATTCTTCACTTTCAGTATCCATAACCTTTTCATTATAGATTTCATATGGTGCATTAACTCTCCATCCCCATTTCTGAATATGATGTTCTGTTATACCATCGACTGTATTCACTCTTGGTACATATATTAAATCAACTCCATCATTCATTTCTATTATTTGTTTAAGTTGTTGTAATAATGTTTCGTGTGGATATTCATCGGCATCTATATGCATGATGTAGTCTCCACTACAATTTTCTATAACTGAATTTTTTTGTGAAGCAAAATCACCATCAAGTTTTCTATGATACACCTTGATAGTTTTCATATCTTCGTGTCCATATTGTTGAACCCAACTCGTTATAACTTCTTGTACTTGTTCATCCTCACCATCAACGCAAATAACTATTTCATCTTCCACATCTGTTTTGTGGATAAGGATTTCTAATAAATTATTTAACTCTTCAGATTCATTGTGGACAGTAATACCATAACTAATTTTCAAATCCAGCCTCAATTTGTTTTGTGAACTTTCGTTCCATTTCTTTACTAAATTCAACTAATGTATCTTTTGGTATTTTATTGTAATCCACTTCGAGATACACTCTTCGTTTTAAACATTCTCTTCTATCAAATGTTCTGTAATTTTTATAATTCTTAACTAATGCTTTTAATCTTCTGTACATTACTCGTGTTTGAGCTTTTGAAACTCTATCAGGTAAATCTGCTGCAATTGCTTCTTCTTCAAATTCTAACCCACCAAGTTTACCAAACAACTTCTCAACTTTACTTTCCGTTAATGGTCTTGTAATTGCAGTATCTAATACTAATCCCGCAACAAACCTTTTAATTCGTTTAGTAGTTTTTTTTCTAAATCGTAAATCTGGATTTAGTAATAATATGGTTCTCTTGTATCCACGAGTCTCACCCTTTGATTTATACATAAAGGTTACTATCTGACCTGGTTCAACTTTCGTCCATGCGGTATTCCGTACCGACATTATTAATCAAGGTCCTTGATTATACCCATCTCTTTACAAGCATCTAAGAACTCGTGTTGACCATAGGTTTTAGCATTATCTACATCTAATATACTATCATGTCCTTTATACTTATCATCCTTTAGTTCTAAATCTGTTAACTTACGAACTTCTGCTAATTTATAATTCCAACTACTCTGAACTCCATCTGGATAAACAACTCCTAATTTCCCCATATTCAATACTGATGGAAACCACATGAGTTCTCGTTCTTCATCATAGAATGAAATATCATTCATTAATTGTGATGAACCTATTTGTGCTTTTTTCAAATCAGGAGAATCCCAAGTGTATGTTGAATTACTTGTGAACCCACAATTAAAACACATAAATGAAGAAAACTTTTTCTCTTCAAGTACTTGTTCATCCTCAAAACATCGTTTATCATTAAAACAATTTGGACAAGTTATTACTTTTTCAGCCATTTTATACCTTCTTCAATTTGGGTAATTTTAACCCTTTGTTATCTTCTACTTTACTTAACTTCGGCAGTTTCAATTCTACTTGCTGGGGAACTGATGCTATAATTGGGTCAAGGATAGCTTCAAGTTTATTCTTCATTGCTTCATAAGAAAATTGTAACTTAGTGTATGCTTGTAATTGTTTACCCTTTACCACGTACTTACTATAATTATTGTGAATCTCAGTAAAAATACTCGATGCAACATTATAATTGACAGTAATCCACTTATTTTCTGGTGAATCAAACGCCATATCCTTTGGAAACGCATCCATAGGAACTTTTGTTAATGAACCAGGTAATAACTGAGCATAATTCTTATGTAAAAAATCTACATGACCACTCCATCCTGGAGCAACAATTGGTTTACCACTCTGTGCAGCTTCTAATAATGGTCTACCGAAACCCTCTCCGTGAGTAAATGTAACGTGGGCCTTTACTTTTGGATGATTATATAATTCATTCATCTCACTATCCGTAAAATCTCCATGTATCAAATATATATTCGGAAGTTTACTACCAACCACCCCTTCTTTAATATAAGTAATTTTATTTAAAATATCTTCCCTATCTAATATAGAAAAATCTGCACCACTGGTTTTCAATAATAATGCTGGCTGATTTCTTGTATTTTTGAAAGTTTCCAAGAATACTTTAATTAACATACCAACATCTTTTCTATCTTTCCCGATACTTCCACCTAACCAATGACCCGTAAACAAATAACAAAAATCCTCTTTAATTGGTTTGAATGCACGTTTAGTAGTTTTACCAAATGTTTTTGTTTCTTTATAAACATTAGTATCTACACCCTCAAATAAAACACTCATTGGTTTATTCACTTTTAATTCTTGATTCTTGTTTGGGTTTTGTTTATCTTCAATATTAAATGCTGCTTGTTCAAAAACTGCTTTTGAAAACTCTGATGTAAATATAGTTTCATCCATACGATTTACACCCTCTACCCATCGTGGTATAGGTATTGTAGATTCAATTCCAGCAGTCATACCAACATTCTTCCTACCGATTGGGTTGAACTCTCCAGGAATAACTATATGTAAATGTACATCGGGTTGTTTTTGTAAGTCGGGCCCGGTCATTAAATGTGATTTAATTTTATCGTGTTGTGAGTTATTTTCTTCCAATGCGGTCATTGGTGTATTACCCCACCGAACTGAATTTATTTTCACATCGTATTTATCTAATTCAATCAATGCACTACAAATATCCCTTGAGTGATTTCCGTATCCACTACGAGTTTTGACTGGTGCCGTTACTAATATCATTGGTTTCATATTCTACGCCTTATATGTGTTAACTTTATGTCTTGGTGTCCATTTCTCAAATGCAGTTTCCATATGGTCTATGAAATTCTTACACATCCATCGTGCACTCATCATAGATTCATCACTACACACCCATTCGTGTCCAATAAACCCACACTCTTCTCTTGCTTCCTTACCCATTTCATACCATTCTTTTATGGCATTTCCAGCATCCTCCCAATCACATCTATCATCAAAGATATATGGTGTTGGTACTGAACCCATTAGTGAACGAGTCTTAGGCCAGACTGGTTTACACCACTCACCCCAAGTTAATTCTGAGTTATGTTCCCACTTCTTCCAATCGTGTAATGATAGTAATTCCTTATAATCATCTGAAGTTAAGAACTTATCATTAATTTTAAATCCTACTTGGTCTTGTAATCCACCCGTAACATTAACAATAATTGGTGTTCCACTCATTAATGATTCACAAGTTCCCAATCCGAATCCTTCATTGGATGCAATATTCATTGTTACATCGGCAATATTATATAGGAAATTCATTTGTTTATTATCAAGTTTCTTATCACTAAACACTACATTTATTTCTGGTGCAATTGCATTAATTAATGCTGGTAAATCAGTTCCATTCCCATCAACTGGTTGAGTATGCATTACATAGGTAACTTTATCTCTCTCTTCGGGTGGGATTGAATTAACAAAATGTTGAAATGCAAGAATACAATCACCCATCATTTTCCTACGAATATTTCTATTCACATATAACAATGTGAAGTTATGGGGCCTATTACCCAATAACTCATTCTTAAATTTCCTCATTTCCAATAACTCAGCATCATCTTTAATTGGATAGAATTGTGTTTCGTTAATTCCGTGTGGTAAGTATGTAGAATCCCAATCTGTTCTTGGTTTTGTTTTTGCAACTTCATTAACTAATCCAACAGTCTGTTTGGAAATATTCATAATCAAATCACAACTCTCATAAAAGAACTCATTATAATGTGGTGCAGGTAAATCATCCCAAATATTATAATAAAATATAGGAATGTTCTGTCTTAATTCGTGTTCCATGTGGTATAACCACCCCCAAAATCTTGGGTCTGTGTAGTGTAGAATAGCATCAGGTTTCTCAAGTTCCATAATCTCTTTTAAAATATCTGGATTACCATAACCATCAATTGGATAAACTTTTAAATATCCATCTTTCACACCAGTCTCTTCCAACACGGCATCGTGCATATCAACCACTTTACCTTTATCTGGATGTTCTATTGCTCCACCAATCTGAACCCAATCGTATTTATCGATTGTACCCAATACAAATTCTCTTGACATCGTACCAACCCCACTTGACATACGAAGGTCATCTGATAAAAGTAGTATCTTTTTCTTCTTACGAGCTTGTACTTCTTTTACTGACTTTAATTTTGGTAATTTAATATCCATTTATAACCCTTATTATTTAAATTAAAATTTACTTCCACTTTGAAATAATTTGTCATGCTCGAGAATTTCCTTCCGGAACTCATCATCATAAACGAATTTATTAAGTGTACGATTTACCAACTTCTGTAGTGAAAACTCTGATTCTATTGTCTCACTTTTAAATTTACTATACAACTCCGATATTACTTTCACCGAAGTTAATTTTATCTCTTTCATATTATATCCTCTATTATATACGTATATATTGTATATATATAAATATACAACTAATCAATAATAATGTACTTTTTTTCTATTTTATGTGCATATTTTAAGGCAGATGCAGTACCATTTGATATCTCACCATTTAGACAAAACGCAACAACTTTATCACTATACTCTACCAAATCTTTATTTCGTCTATGGTAGTGTCCAACATTATATTGTTTATTATATCTAAAACTCTCTTTAACACAATGTATATTATGTGGTTCGTGGTATGCTGGGAACTCGGAATAATTTACATCAAAATCTAAAGCAAATCGTTTTGCATATTTATCTGCTCCATCTTTTGCTCCACCACTAACTATAACCAATCTATCAGAGAACTTTTGTTTTAGTTCCCAAACAAATTGTTTTATCTTTCGTTTATTTGTGTAACTACGCGACCCGATGATTGCTATCTTTACCATCGTTTCTTTTTTGTTGTTTTTTATTTGGTTTTTCATCTATAACGAACTTATAAATATTAATAAATTCTTGTAATCCTTCTAATATATCATTAGGGTTAACATATCTCCACGAAAATCTCGTGTACATATTTGTAATCCCATGGGCATTTGGTGTTAGTGATTCTCTCATCTTATAAGACATTAAGTCGTACCATATAAAATCATTTTGTGTATCAAAATAATAGGGTCTAATTATTGTCTTAAAATTTGTATGTCCTTTACTTTCCCAAGTATTAACGAAATCTTTTAATTCTTTTGGTTTTAAATCAGGTTCGTGATACCAAAAATATAATTTTGCACTACGAACTTTATTGGATATTTCAGTTAACATATCTAAAATTTCTTCTGTATTATCACTATGGATAACATCAGGTAAGTACAATCTTATATTTGGATTACTCATATCATTTTCCTATCACATATATCTGGTTTGTTTTTAAACTCACACCATTTACAATTCTTTGCTGAAGCTATCTTAGTATATTCTTTCTGAATATGTTTACCTTCTTCATCAAACCCATCTTCAATAAATTCTGATAACCTCTTCATAACTCTATTGATACTTGGCGTTCCACTTGCAGGTGAAAATTGCTGTATTCTCTTTTGTGGATATTGTAAGTTCTCGTACAATTTTCTCTTCAATATTAAATATTCAACATCTATTTTATCGATAGAAATATCTCGTTGTTTAGCAAAAAATTGTTTATACAATAGTAACTGATTTGTTTTATTCTTATCTGCTTTTTGCCATTTGTTCCAACCCATTGTAGAAGTTTTAATATCAATAATTCGTACCCTACCCCTTTTCTTGTCGTGAATAACCACATCCATATAACCAATAAACTTCATCTTATTTGGTAAATCAAAATCTAAATTTAATTCTATACCAAGTAGTTCGTGGTCTTTTTTAGGAAAATATCTACTTTTTAATTTAAGAAATTCGTTAACTATTTTTAACCCATCCTCATAAAACTCTTTCATCTCTTCAAGTGTTATAACTAAAACTTTAGATTCTTTGGCATACTTTTTATAGTTCTCTTCCATCCTATATAATAAGATTTCTTTCATTGGAAGTGCATCAGCTTTTTTTATGGTCTTATCATAATAACAAACTAAATATGCTTGAATTGTTTCGTGAACTGCAGTTCCAAAGACCGTATAGATATTACCTTCAAATGTGCCAAGTTTATCTACATAATTAAGTTTCCACATATTAGGGCATTTATCCCATTGTGAAAGTTGACTATAACTAATCCTCCCCATTAATCCATCCACCTACCATGTTTATATAAATGCCATAACCTATGTTTAAATATTTCCCACGTTAATCCAATAAATGTATTAGCTGTGTATTCACCTTCTGGCACTTTATAAAAAAATGCTTTCTTTTTCATTATTTTCCCCACTTACCATTCTTAACTATTGTTGCCATTATACCATAGTTGGACATATCCAAAAAGGCATCTTCTAATGGTTCACCCTCTACGGCATTAACTCTTCCACCAATCAACAAGGTCTTTACTCTTTGGATTTTGTCATTAATTCTGAAGAACAATCCTGTAAGAGATAGTTTTATATCTTCTTCTGTTTGTAATTGTGTTCCGACACTTATGTTGCCTGGGCCGTAATCGTGTTGCTTGTGACAGAACAATATGTATTGTTCTCTTTGTAATCTTTTAAATTCTTCAGTCATCTGTGGCCATTCTTGTTCCATTAGTGTTACAATGTCGCCGTGGTTGCCTGTTAAATAAGAATTTACTTCTTTTTTTGTACTTGATTCTTTTATGTATGTTTCACTCATATTTTACTCCGATTTCATACTTGAATATACGACATTTTTGCCATACAAGTCAAGTACTTTTTTAAATAATTTTATCGATGATACCATACTCTAAACATTGTTTGGCATCTAAGTATGTATCGTTTCTATTCATTCTCTTCCAAAACTTTACATCCTTGTTAGTTACTTCCGCGAGTAACTGATTAATATCTTTTGCTAATACTTTTAAATGGTCAACACCTCTCATAACATCAGTAGATTTACCAACCTCTACTGCAGAACCCTCATGTACCATCACAGTCGAGTGGTTTGTCATTGTTCGAGTTCCTGTACCACAAGCTAATAATACTGCTGCAGCACTCATACAAGTTCCAACACAATGTGTATTAACCTTAACATCCATGTTTTGAATATAATCAACCAACCCCAACATAGCATAAACATCTCCACCATAAGAAGCGATATTAAGATTTATCGCATCTAAGTGTGGATTTACCCTCTGTAGGTAATCCAATTTAACTATTGTACTATATAAACTATCAATGTCAAATTCAAAATTCATGTATGTAGTGTTCGTATATGAATTTACACCCCACTCCATCTCTGACATTGCGAATTGTTCTTCTTTTTTATAACCTTGTTCTGCCATTACTTGCTCCATATGTTTTTAAGTTCTTTGTCTGATACACCATATTTCATTATGATTGATGTAACCTGTTCTTTTGTTAATATTTCCAAATGTTGTTCAACCTCTCGTGTACTACATTCAAAGTAATCCACTAAATGTTCCATAGCCCATTTTTCAACTTTTGATTTCTTCTTTGATTTTGTATATCTAAGAAATGTTCTACCTCTTGGTATTATGTCAACATAAAACTGATACAAATTCTTTGGTTTTAATTCCCAATACTTTTGTATTTCATTTACAACCTCTAACCATTCAGATTTCATACTAAGAAATCTATGTACCATATAGTTACTCCAAGTTTTTTTATCAGCATCTGATAAGGAGTCCCAATACATAGTATTTTGAACATTAGTAATTTGTTTTATGTGGTCGAATAACGATTTTGTTTTTGCCATAATAACCTTTTGATATATATAAATAGAGAATATAATCTCTAAAATTTAATTTATTTAAAAGTGTTTCCTGCAACCCAACAAACACTTGTGTACCTTACACCTTTAGTGACTGGTGTAACTTGGTGTCCTGCAAATGATGGAAATATAATCAATCTACCTGGTTCTGGTTCAATTATAGTATCATCAAATAATATAAAATCTCCACCCTCATATTCATTATTTAAAAATAATACTGCAGTCATTTTAACTATACTAAAATCATCTGATGGATGAAAATCTGCGTGTGGTGTGTACCAATCTCCAACTTCATATTTATGACCAGTATATTCATTTCTATGAATCCCACCGATATCAAATTTATAATAAAGTTGATTTGCTAGTTTAAATGCGTTCCAATATTTTGTTAATATTTCCTCATCCGTATAGAGTGCAACATTTAAGTTACAAACTGCAGGGTCTTTTTTATACTTAGGATTAGAATCTGCACCATAGTAAACATCCTTTTGTTTCTTCACACAATCTTTATCAATTCGCGTTATAAACTCATCACACTCTTCTTGAGTAATAAAGTTTTTTCTATCCACCCACCATCTAAAATTTGGATTAGGTGTAAAGTTCTGTTCTATTGGTTTATACAAAGGTATCACCTATTATAAATTCTTGAATACAATGTCGTATTCCCTTTGTAACTGGAGTTACTCTATGAAAAAATATTGGTGAGAATACAATTAAAGTTCCCTTTTCTTGTGGAATTGTATAATACTCCATAGAATGTGGGTCTTGTATAGCAAATTGTGTTTTACCACCCTCATATTCACTTGGGTCTGTTAATTGTACAATACACGCTAACTTTCTTAGAGAACTTTGGCCTGCATTAAAATCTGAATGCCAAGTATAAAAATCTTCAGTCTCTCCATTATACTGAATCATTTTTATATTGTTTTCTACTTCTTGAATATTAAAGTTCCAAGATAACTGATTCATTACTTTTGCAGATAAAAATAATTTCTGTTGTATGTCTGAATAATCACCCTTTGCATAATCTCTCATATCTTTATGTAAATACCATTCTTTAACACTTCTAAATTCTAAATTATGGTCTGAACCCATATGTGGTTCTATACAACCTGTTTCACCCTTTTCCGTACTTTTAACCCTTTCAATAAACTCATCACATTCTTCTGGTGTAAAGAAGTTTGGTTTTGTCATATACCATTGAAAGTTTTCATTCTTTTTCATCTTAGTGGTTCTCCTATGTAGGTTTCTCTCATTATAAATCTTTCTCCACTTTTAAGTGGTGTAACCATATGGTTCGTAAACGATGGGAACATAAATAAATATCCTTGTTTATATGGACATTTAAAAAAATCTTCTTTTTCATTACTAAATGCAAAATGTAAATCACCACCATCAAAATCTTTTGGGTCGGATATTTGAATCAAGCAAGCTATTTTGTTTAATGATAGTATTCCAGCATCTGTACCCGAATGCCAATTGAAATGGTCTCCCTTTTGATATTCAATAGTTCTAAAATCCCCTTGATTTCGTTCAATATCGAATTTCCAAACCCTATCATTTGTAATCTTTACTATAGTATTTAGTTTATCTACCAACCAACTATAATCATTCTTTATATTACTATTTAATTCTGGTAATAAATATATTTCATTACAATCACGATGGTGAGATAGATTAACTTTTGTAGGCTCTTCTTCTTGTGGATTATATGTTCCACCTTGAACCCAACTATCTTCACCCTTAACTTTTTTTACTAAATCATTACATTGTTCTACACTAAGAAATGATAAATGTATAAACCATTTAAAATCATTGTTTTCTTTCACCTAAAAGTATCTCCGTGTAACCAACCAACGATGGAATATCTTGAGCCAGAAAGTAATGGTGTAATTCTATGTATTACTAATGGATTAAAAATAATTACACTCCCCTTTTTTCTTGTACCCTTAACAAAACTATCACTATCTTTGGTTGTTAATGCAAACTCTAAATCTCCACCATCATAATCATCACCATCTGATAATTGAACTATAACACTTAATTTTCTCGTTGATTCATCACCTTTACCAAAATCTGGATGCCATCCATACCCATCACCCTTTACATATTTTAATAGTTTAAAATTCTCGTAAGAATCCCAATCAATATCGTAATTGAAATGTAGTTTATTAGCAACCTTAGTGAGATTTAATATTTTATCAGTAATTTTACTACTTTCTATTTGGAACTCTGTTGCTTTTCTGTAATCTCTAACCTCACTACCACTCAAACCAACAAGTTCAGCTCTACTACCATTGGTATTGATTGTGTGTTGAGATTCACCAAAACTTTTATTTTTAATAAAATCTATTTCTGAATCACTTAGAAAGTTTTCCTTTTCAATATAATACTTAAAACCATTATTTTTTTTCATACTTACTCTTTAAGGTCCTTTTGGTGGTAAGTTATGCACCACCACCACCTTTTGGTGGTAAGTTATGAACTAATATATCACTTGAAAAATAAGTATCAATATCCTCTACATCTAATGAATAGAAAGTTTCATCGGTAGTTACTTCGACTGTTGATGTTACTTCAATAAGGTTACCATCCTTATCCATTAGTTCATCACCAACTTCAATTTCAAATGCTCTAAGGAATTTATACTCATTTGCTCGTTTTACAAATATCATCCCCATCCAACCAAACTTATAAGTATCATTTATTATATAATGTTCTGGTTGTACATTAGAAGATACCTCAAGTACAACTGAACCACTCGAAACACTATTGGTTAAATCTGTTGATGAATATGCTGCAAAATCGTGGTCACTTAAACTCATTCCAACTGGTTGATATGATTTAACCACATCACCAACTTCTACATCTTGTATTTGTTTAGTACTACCATCATACATACGAATTAAACTTCCACTCGGTGTTGTAGTACCTCTATTTGCAACCAGTTTCCACTTATACCAATCATTATCTATAGATGAACTTACACCTGTAGGTGGATTTATTTGTATGTATTGTGGACTATAATAAGAACACAATACTTCTGTATGTTGTGGTGTGAATAATATATATGCTCTACCA